GTGAGGTTTGCTGTCAATTGCGCCCCAGACCCGCCACCTCCGACTACTGTGAGAGTAGGTGTGCCTGTGAAATTCGTCCCGCCATGCACAACCGTGACCGAAGCGATTGTTCCGGCTGTGATCGTCGCAATACCTGCTGCATTTGACCCACCGCCATGAGTGAAGGACACCGCTGGTGCACCAGTGTAGCCGCTGCCGCCTGCTGTAATGCTAGCGCCCGTTACCGTACCGCCCGCTCCCACCGTGTAATTACCTGCCGCTAATGTGCCGCCACCGCCAGTGAAAGTAAGAGCATACGTGCCGGGTGTGTAACCCGATCCTGGATTCGTGATAATAACTGTCTGCACCGCGCCTGCTGCGAGAACTGCCGTCAACTGAGCACTTGAGTCGCTGCCACCGCCAGTAAAGTAAAGTTGCACGATGTCGCCAGGTTCGTATCCCGAACCTGGGTTTGTGGGGACAATGTTAACCACAGACCCGTTAAGGACTGTAGCTGTGAACGTCGCGCCACTGCCAAGCCCGCCAAACGCTGTAACTGTTGGGGCAGTCGAATATCCTGAACCTCCATCAGTTATGGTGATAAGAGGACTAAGAGAACCTGCCGTATAGAGTAAAGTACCATCCCAGACCCAGTAATTGTTCGGGCTGAAGTTGTTTGCGATTAAAGCGTAAGTCGTACCCCATTGCCCGCCGACAGGGATTTGCGTACTGACGCCAGAATTGTAGAACGTGTTAGCTGTCGAAGATATGGTTCTGTTTGCACCAGTGGCGGTATTCACTTGAATTGCTGTGCCGTCGCTTAAGAAAATAGCGACGTAGTTTGTTGCGCCTATGTTGTAGAAAAAGTAATAGACAATGGTTTTGCCTGAGGCCGTGTAAAGCGGAGTTCCCTGGTCCCACAATGACCGAAGGCAACCTTCGCCTGTTTTGAGGAGGTTTTCTTGCCACCAGGATTCGTTATCCTTTCCGTCGAGGCGGGAGGTGGACATTTGATTCATTCCCGCAAAGGACGCAATTTTGTATTCGCGGAAACCCTCCTGAATTCCGAACGCCTTATTCTCGGCTCTCATTAATTTTTGAGTGTCTTTGTCCAGCATCTTAGAAGCCTAACTGAGCATAGTAATCCTCAACATGACCCCAATCGGTAGCAACCGAATTCATAAGCAATTCTTCTTCCCACAAACCAGTCATTATTTCGGCCATTCCAGTACGCTGTTGACCTAAATAAGCCATTCTTGCAGCATAATATTTAATCGCGCTATGATATGCTTCGGGCAATGCTTCATAGTCAGCATTAGTATAAAGCGGCTTGGGTGTGCAAATACATTGCCATTCCATCGTACCGAAAGAAATATTTGTTGGCATTGGGAATAAATAAGCCTGCCCGTTCTCTCCAACGCCTTTCGCGCTCCACACCGCAGGATACGATGTAACCCCCGTATTAATTGAACGCATCCAAGCCTGCATCATATCGAATGGCATCCAACGTAAAGTCGGCATGTATCCGCTAATTGCTACAGAAATATTAAAAACGTAGATGACTTTATCGTACCCAGTGTACTGCTGCTGAAGATAGGGGTTGGCGTAATTATAACTGTAAAGCTCAACTCCTGGGATCGTCGTAAATGAATTTGAAGCCGTGGCCTGCGCTCCAGGTTCGTTTGAATTACCCGAAGCAGAATTCGGCAAAGCGCCGGGGATAAACGCACCCGGTATCATGTTGCCAGGTTGCGCCGAAGTTCCAAATGCAGATTGACCCGTAACAAGCGCCTCTAAACACGCACTTTTCATTGCAGTGCGGCGACGTGCTTGATTTATATAACGTGTGAGTTGAGTGACAGTCGTGAATTGCGCGTTTGCATCGCGCATGAGGTTTTGTGTCTGAGTAATGTAGTCTTGTAACGTAGTCACGCCAAACACCCCTTGCTAAAAGAGAGCGATTGAGGTATAAATGCGAAATGCCGTAAGAGTTTCCGCTCCACGGCATTTCTAACCACAAACAATCCAGCTAACCTCCTGAATTAAAACACTAATTAACATGGTTGAATAAGAATGGTATCGGTTGGGTTCGTCCAAGAGAACGAAGCCACACCAGCAATTGCACCAGTATTGATCAGACCAAGCGGGCTGCCGCTGATAACCGCATACGGAGTGCTGCTTGCGAAGATACCGCCGTCAAACAACGATGCACCGCCGCCAGTCAAAGCACCGCCCGAAGTGGCAGTACCCAAAAGCAGAGTAGCCGGACGGTTACGAACAAGGTTCGTAGTCCAACGCGGATTGGTGAGCACGTTTGCCGAACCGACCCAACCGTTACCGTAAGCCGTCACAACGACGTTGCCAGAATAACCAGAACCAGCAGTCGTCATCGACACGCCGCCGATTGCACGAACCATAATGGGGGTTGCCGCTGCCGAACCTGACGAGAAAGCAATCGTCGGGAACAGAGTCGTGTTAGCCGTGCCCTGGTTGGTGATGATAAGCTGAGTAACAGTCTGAGCACCAGTTAGAGTTGCTACAGCGGTTGCGCCAATGCCCACAGTATCACGCGGATCGTTGATGAAATACAGGTTAGGAACAGCAGTATAACCTGCACCCTGGTTGTTGATGGTCACAGTCGATACTGCGCCTGCCGAAATCGTGCAGGAAGCAGTCGCCTGATAACCAGCACCCTGCGGAGGAGAATCGAGGAACACAATCGGTGCCCATAGATAACCCGAACCACCGTTGGTCACAGTAACCGTGGTTGAAACCGCACCACCGATAATTGCGGTAGCTGCTGCCGAAGCCGCGTTGGTGAAAGTAACAGTCGGGGCAGTCGTGTAAGCTGAACCTGCCGTGGTGACGAAAGCGCCTACGATAGTGCCGCAGAGGTTTGCAACGCGATAGTTGAAGCCGTCCGAGTTTACATACTGAGGACCGCCGCTAAAGCCGCCGTTATCGCCACCTGGCGATTGCCACTGAGCCTGAACCGGATCAAATTCCTGAACGGTTGTGTACGGACCCGTATCGACCATCCAAGTGCCAGCCGGAATGAGGCGGGTTGCACCAGCCTGCAAATCGAACGCAATCGACGGTTGCCCGCGAGGGGTAGGATAAATGCCTGCTGCACCGTATGTATTAGCCATAGTCTAGTTCTCCTTATACTACTGCGGGTGTTGCGAGTGGGCTATTCCATGCCGCGTTGGAAATGCCGGTAATATATGCACCAGACGACGGTTTGGCGCACACAAGGTCAAGAGCCGAGAACAGAACGCCAATGTCGGCAATCTGACCCAACGGAATCAGTGAATGGAAGCCTGAGAAGGCAAACGGAGCGTATTCCGACAGATAAAGAGCCAGATAACGCGAATTAATAGCGAAAGCCTGACCTACCGGACAGTAAGGATCGGGGAAAATGGGGGTATCGAGCACCTTAAGTGCGCGGAAACCGGCATTTACCACGTCGTCTTTGCCGTAAATCGAGCGGGGATTGGTCTGATACTGCTCATAACCCATGAAATCGGTCATTAAAGCAGCCCAATTGACGGGGTTCATCACCATGAAATCGGGTGATTCGCCGCCTGCACCAGTCGAAATCTGGGTCAAAAGCGTTGCCATACCGGCGCGAGTCGTAGCCTGAGCCGCAGTATTCTGATAAAGCTGGCCTTGAATCCAGGGATTGCCTGTACGAGAGATGCCGCCGTATGACGCGACGTTAGTGCCATTGTCGTATGCCATCGGCAGGGAGTCAATAATCTGGCTGTTTGCCGAATTGTTGCTGTAAATGGCGGAAGCAAAAGCTTTCTTCATCACAACCGCTGAATCCGACATCACGACACGGAGTTTCGGGATAATGACTTCCGAAGCCTGTACGAGTGCTTCCATACCGAAGAAGCCGATGGGCACAAGGCCGAGCTTCAGGTTGAACTGAAGGTTGGTAATTGCCTGCTGATCAGTCGGGATTGCGAAGTCGCCGCCAAAACCGCCCCATGAGAAGTTAGTGAACGATGCGCCTTGGACGGGGATCGTTATCTGGCCTACGCCGCCTTTAGCCCGCTGACTGTTTGAAAACAAAAGAGAAAGTAAAGGATGACTCTGGTAGATCTGACAAAACACAGTCGGGACAACTGCGCGGCGTGTGATTGCCGCCAATTGGGCACCGGCTGCGCCACCTGGCGTAATGCCACTAGAAACGGGAGTGATGGGGGAAGTTGGGAAAGCCATAAGTTATCCTTTGTGTTATTATTTTTGACCGCCCATACCATCAATACCGTACAAACCGCCTCGACCATTTAGGAAGTCTTCGTTAATTGAACGAACTTCCTTGTCGAACCATTTGCCGTCGAAGGCATGTTTATTGATTTCTTCAAATTCCTTGTCACCGCTGGACGAACCAAACAGATCCATATTTGACGGGGAATAATTAGAACTGGTGAGAGGATCCTGTTTCGGTTCATGGTCAGTCACCCAGGCGGCTGCCGCTTCGACGTCAGGATTGTTCTTTTCCTTCATACGAGTGAAGACTTTTTCCATGCCTTCAGGAGTAAGCTGGTACTTGCGCTTGGTAGCTTCAACATCAGAAGCGAAATCGCGCTCGGCTTTGGCTGTTACGTCTTTTTCTTCACGTTCTTTCTGGGCTTTTTCAAACGCTTCGATGCGGTCCGTGAGGGCTTTTTCTTTGGCATCGACTCTGGTGATAATGTCGGCTTCTGCTTTTTGAACAGAGCGGAAATTATCCAATTCAGGAATGTTCGCATTCGGATATTTCTCCTTTACGAGTTCCTTCACCTTCATGCCAAGAACAGGATCATTCCAAATTTCGTTCGTAAGCTTCGCCGTACCTTGGAGGTTAGCGAGAAGCGACTTGGATACTTCGATTAAATCATCGCTCATGGCTTATACCTTTCCGCCGACGTGTTCGATGCCCATTTGCGAGGACGTGATGCTGCCCTTGGGCAAACCAGAAGTGCGCGAACCGATTTCGCCTTTGTCCTGGTCAACGCGAATTATCATTGAATCATTTTCGCTGATCGTATTTACATACGGCGCAGGAAATTTGCTCGTTGAATTGCTCTCAGCCATAAAATTATTTCCTTCCTTTACGTTTCATGTGTTTACGGGCCATATTCTTTGTGCTCCGCATGGTAGATTTACTTTTAGCTTTCATCATAAATTATGCCGCCTGTGGTTGGGGTGCAGCGGCGGGGGGTTGTCCTGCCCCTTGCTGACCCGCAAACATTTTTGCCATAGCTGCCATCGGTGCGCTTTGTGCGCTGTTCTTCGCTGACTGTAACATTGAACCGACTTCCAACTGGGGATTCTGACTGGCTTTGCCAATGCCCTTGGACAAATCAGTGATTATTTTCGCAATCTTTTCGTGTTCTTCGCTACCGAACGGGATAAGAGGTAACGCTTCCTCTAACATTTTCGCAGCGTTTTTAACTTTAACCAAAGCGGCCTGGATGTTACCGTTATTCCCCTGGGGCATAGAACCTGAACCAGCATTCGCAGGAGCTTGCGTAAGCGGTGAGGGTAGTCCTCCTTGGGGTGGTAAATTCATCGGCATCTAACAAATTCCTCTGGTTATAAGAAGTCGGCAGAGCGTTGGCCCTGCCGAATCTTTAAAAGTCGTAAATTACTTACGACCTTTGCGGTGGGACTTGCGACCCTTTTTGAACATCGTTTTCATTTTATCTCCAAACTGAGATGCGAGAGAATTCATATTATCCCGCATTTCCCTACCGTGCCTCTCACGGACGAACGATTGACCATCAACCGTAAGTGGATTATGGCACAGCGTTTAGGGGAAATCAAGAAAATTGTTGTATATCAGGAAGTTGTACACCAACCTGTGGTGTTTCACCACAATGCGGTTAGCTTACTTTTTCTTCTTTTTAGAAGATTCTTGCTCGGCTAATTCTGGGTGAGCCGCTTGGAACGCGGCCTGCTCCGCTTTTCGACGCTGCAACGCTTCGATCATCTCGTCAGCGCCGGGTGGGTGAAGGTGTTCAAGAACTTGCTCGGCATCAATGCCGCCGATCTTGACGAGATCGAACAGATCTTGTTTCGTCTCATGCGAGAATGCAGGGCTGCTTGAATGACTATCGACAGTGACTTTGCAATTATCCGGCAAATCGTAATAGGTAAATTCAATCGGCACAGTGCCGGGTACTGGGGGTTGTTCAAGCCAGTCTTGCGAGGGTATCTCGCCTTCAATGCCAGCTTCTTTTTTTGGCACCCAAGCCGTGATAGAATCAGGAACGTGGGCCTTAAGCATATCTAACTTCAAACTACCAATTGCTTCTATCTGCCGCTCAAGTGCAAGAGCACGGTCTTTAAAGCGCGGCGAAGCATTGCTAGTCAACGCCTGTGCGTGTTCCTTTGACCTTACGCCAGGTGAGCCGCGTCCACTCATCGTGTCTGTAAAGCCTGCCATGCGGTCAAACATCGCTTGGAATTCGTGCAGAGACTCAAATAATTTATCAGGGAGAGACGGAGCCAAGTCCATTACCTTTGCCCCAGGATTCGAGTCAGTCAAATATCCGCCAGCCTTTTTGATTATGCTATACGCCGATTGCTTGATGCCCGCTACGCCGGAGAAAAACTTCGGCGGGTCTTCCTGCTTACGGAGGAGTTGATTGATACCATCAACACGCAAGTTGATGCACTTCTGCAAGAGTGCGACGTTACATAATTCAGAGCGACCCCAGAAATATCCGTCGAGTTGATTGGGGCAAATCTCACTGAATGGATGATGACCGGAGAGAGGGTTGTGTGATGTCGGTTCGAGTTTCTTGCGTCTGTCGCCGGGGGAGAACTGGTCTGCAAATAAATTCCTGTGTGTAAGTTCTCCCGCGATTACTACGTCTTCACCAACGAACTGAATCGTCGTGTACTCTCCGTCCAAGCCTTCTTTTTCATTATCGCGTTCATCATCCCACACCCAGAGTTCGTGCAACGGAATCATGTCCGCAATTACTTCAGGCGCAAACGTCGGAGTCGGAGCCTCAAGCCAATTGACTTGGCCGCTGCCTTGAGAATTTCCCGTACCCGATTGTTGATATGGATATAATCCACCCACAACTATTTGACGCAGGCTATTCTCACGTTCTGGGTCATCACTGCCTTGGCCTTTAACCGCGTAGCGCATTGCCTTACGCATCAACTCGTTGCGATTGGGATTGGTCTTGAGCAAACGATATAAACGATCCGGCGTAACGTAAATCGTATGGGAGAAAGCATCCTGATCATCGAGGCTTCTTAAATTTTCCTCAAGAACTCCCATTACTTCAGGCTGAATCAAATAATCTTTGAAGCCTTCATTGGTCCAAGTATTCTTGATGAATGTTTTTCCCTTAACGAGTGCCCATGTAGTCGCATCATCGAGAAGCGTGTCAGTATTGCTCCCACGAAAGCGCATGTGGAAGTCGGAAGTTGCCGCTTTCATCTTTGCACGGTCAAGAGTGTTCGCGGATCCGTAACAACTTACACTGAAACGAAGTTCGACGGGAGAATATAGAAAGCTGCTCAAATTATCAATAAATGCGTTTACCTCAGCATACGTCTGTGGATTTCCGCTTTCGTCACCAGTGAGAAAAAGATTTCTGAATATCGCTCCGCGCTGCTGACGAGGGACTTTCGACGCCTGGCAAGCTGCCAATGTCTCAGCGGCAAACACCCCAATTTTTTTATTTGACGGAATTCTCAATTTGGTTTCCCTCTGGTTCTACCATCGTCAAACGAATGAATAATAGTCGTCGGAACTTTCACACCGCTGCTTTGCGCTTGTGCAACAATATCCCTCGCTCCGCTTTGACCAGCAAATTTGCCAGCATTGATTTGCGCCGTGAGTGCGTTGTTCAAAGTGCCCGCCTGCTTCATGCCCATCTGTCGATTCGCTTGAGTCTTAAACACGTCATCGACTTTACGTTCAAGTTCGTGACTCAACTTCGGAGCGCAGTTATCTCCTTCACGTAGATTGCTACCAATATTTATGTTTGTCATATTACCGTCTGACATGCAGATGTTAGCAGCCAAATCCAGTGCCTTGTTGAAATTATTTGTTCCTCCGATTGAAGGCATTTTACCAGACACTTCCATTTCGACACGGTTCTTATCTAATTCTTGTTCAGTATAAATCCTATCAGACTTTGAAATACTTTTCATCGTAGAATGCTTACCCTTGTTACACTCAGGGCAAGATGGTTTCCTTCCGCCGCGTTTACGAGGATCTAAATCTGTAATTTTATCAAAACTGCAATTGCAATCTGAACAACGGTATGTGGCTTGGAAAGGCACTAGAAGCGTTCCTTCCAGTAACGAGGCTCAAAAGCGACCCTGGCACCTGTTTGGAAATCGTACCACGCGCCGGTTTCAACCCAACGCTTAGTTGCATTTGCAAACGCCCTTGTCCGTTTCCAGAAAGCTATAACCCCGTCGTCCGTGCCATCTTGTGATAGTTTTACAGGCATACCATTGCGCGGGGGGAGTTCGATAACCGATTGAGCATCTACAGACTTCCAGCCTTCGCCCATAGATTTCCTAACAGCCAGTTGTTTAATCTTTTCTTCAATGGGAGATTCTTTTGGGGAAATCGTAGTATTCTCCACAATCGTAACACTTGGCTCCGATAATCCCTGCGGTAGCGAATCGTTCGTAATCACTCCAAGGCTCTCCACCTCCCCCGCAATGGGGGCAACAGTAGGGTTTTCTACAACAGCCTCACCGAGAACGTCGCTGGCATCATCGACTTTCAAATGCAGATCTTCAGCCGGATGTTTCTTAGGTTTCCTAAAAAACCGAGTCGGTTCGTCGTCTGTCATGCAAATCCCCTATCAAATAACCATTGTTTATGTGGGTCTATACGAGGTTCTTCCGCCCGCTGTTCTGCGTTTTTAAAGAACGAACTGATGATATTATTCATTAATTTTACCGATTTGTCCACTGGTTCCCCATTATTGAGGCGCATATAGGCATCGTAAGTGTCTCCCTGAACGAGCAATGGCATCATCAAAGAGTCTATCCAAGCCCTGTTACATAAGGCCAAGGCTATCACCCTGTCATCCTTGGCGGATTCTGGTGCGCCAATGCTATCGCCGTCGCGCACTACGTCCATCATTTCCTCAACCAAGCGCACACTTCTCAGGATAATGCACTCTGTGACATACTTATCCCGAAGCTGCTCCATGATTTGCACCTTCGTTTTCCAGTTGGACTCCCATCCTTTGACAAAACCGGGGGCGAAATGGTCTGGTTTCTTGTATAAATACCACCGCGCCATGCTCAAAAAGTCATCCCAATTCTCGTTTCGGCCTTCCTGAGTGTCAAATTTCGGGTCAATTCTCATGCGTTCGCGCAAATTTTCCAGTTCATTCATGATGACACCGCCTGGGCCTGGGGCAGCTTCAACATTGACCACGCAGTTTTTATATGCGCCTGCAAGATGAGCCAACACCCATGCCGCTTGTCTGGTCCCAGTTTCGTTGTCAGCGTATTCTGCTACCTGAAGCATCTTGTCGCCAAAGCAGCGCATTACACAAATAGCGTGTCGGTCGTTGAGTTCGTCACGTCCATGAGCCGGGTCTAGGCCGATAACGTATGTGGCGTCATCATCGGGTTCTTCCCAGACTCGAAGCGTGATTTCCTCTTTGCGATTGACGTCCGTGATATGTTCGCAGACCACAGCCCAGAAGTCATTGCCGATGATGTATTTGTAACCCTTGTAAGGATGTTCACGACATTTTTCGACTTCCTCCTGAAGCATTCCCATTTGGAAGAAGGAATAGCCAGTTGCGACAAATGACTCCTCGATAGTCCAGGGATAGTTTTGATGGAGAGAAGCAAGATCAGTGCTACTGCGATGTTCTTGGCGATACCAAGCTAGTTGTTGACGAGATACAGAGAAACCGTAATCATTTTTCACCTTGTCTATTAATTCTTGCTCAACTTCGTCTGGTTCCGCTGAACCAAAAACCGCGTAAGCAGGAGTTCCTTTTTTAACAATATTAAAAATATTTCCCCACCAGCCCAGGAAAAGCCTTCTTTTCCTAAATTCATCTTGACCAAATTCCTCCCACATATCACGCCAGTGATTGAACCCCTTGCTGGTTGATTCATATATGAAAAGTCGGTCTGGATTAGCCTCAGATAAAGTCGCTCTAAACGATGCTAACCCTTCTGAATTTCCATATTTGGCTACCTCCGTAAGATGCGCCAGGGCATATCCTTTTCCTTCTCCCCAGTGCGTCTCTTTCTTGCCAACGCCCGCCGTAAGAAAGTCAAGACGGCTACCGTTGCTAAAAAGCATGAATTCTTTATTGTCGTTCTCAATCTTAAAACTTCTTCCAAAAAAACCAGGAGGGAACGAACTGAAATATCTTTTAATCTTATCTCGGATCGCCGGTAGGTTTTTATCTTTATCTATAACGTAAGCCCCCATCATACCAGGGTGGACAGCTAACCAAAATATAGTGAGCGTTTCAAATATTGTAGATATGCCCTGCTGACGAGCTTTGCCGAACATAAAAGTATGAGCGCCTCGCTCCATACCTTTCACTACTGTATCAAGAGCCATTTGCTGCGAAGGCCACAAATCAAGCGGAGCGCCTAACTTGTCGATAGCTGGAACTTCTTTACTGTTGATACGAATATACTTCAAAAATTCTAAAAATAAAGGCATCCAGTCTTGCTTAACAAGTGTCATAGCTTCTTAATGCCCTTCAACAAAATAGGATTATCACGAAGCACCTGAATCAAAGCGCCAGCCATTGTGTTTACAATAAATTCTTCGTCCTCTTTGTCGGTGATAATCTCACGCATCCCATAAGTATAAAAAATCCCATGCAATGTTTCGTGCATCAACGTCGCAAACTGCTCCGAAGCACACTGACGGTCATTGATGCAAATCATCGCTTTTGAAGATTGGTAAAAGCCTTCGCTGTCTTCGAGCCGCCCGTCATCTTCTGGACTGATAAGATAAACGCTTACGTCCTGATAACCGATTCTAACTTTGCAGAACGGCTGCTGGTTCTTCTTTTGTTTCTTCGCCGCCATAACTTTGACCCAATGCGTTGTTTACGATAGAGGCGAATTCGTCTGCTTTTTTATTAGAGTCTTCTTCAAATGTGAACGACCCGACCTTAACAAACCCCAAATTAGGCTGGCTCTTGATAAGAATCTCTACCGAACTCGTCAAAGGATTTATTAGAGATACGTCCGATGGGTCCACCCATTTATCGCCAATTTTCACCAGCATATCATTTAATCGGAGGAAGTTGAGCTTCGAGGGCGCTACAGGCTAAAAGAACAACATGAGGCACCTCTACCGGCTTGGATTCGGAGTCTTCTGTCTCCTTGCGTTCGCCAACGCTATAATACCCGACAGACGCCATACACAGCTTCAATGCTTTGGAAGCTTCCTTGTATGTGTAACCCATTCGGTCACGCCATGCACTAAAGGCTTTGCTGGATTTAGATGCCATACCGGGAATATAACCTATTAGCTACTTAGTGGCAAGAATTACTTTAAGATCAGGGAATAGACCCTCTGGCGGGCGGCGATTAGTTAGACCCATCCGACGTTGAACGTACCCTTCCCACGAAGGAACGTAGTTTTTCCCGAATCCACCTTGAGGTAGCCCGTCATTCAAAGCATGAACAATATACTTATCCCAACTATTACACAGCACCAGGCAATCTGTAGGAAGAACAATATATATCCTGCTATCGGGACTCGACAACGAAACCCGTTCGATGCCTTTCTCAGCAAACACAGGCGAATCTTTTTCCGATATAACCTCGTACTTATTCTCGCCGGAATTTGAATAAGACAAACTTGTTAGAAACTCGTCAAACTCCTGTTGGCTTTGTTCCTTATGCACTAAAGAAATGGTAATCATTCTGCTTCTCCTTCGTATGGTTGTAACCCTGCATTCACCGCAGCCATGCCAAGTGCCACCAGCAACGGAATCTTTACTTCACCCTCAAGTCTTGTGCCCTGCTCGTAAGAATGAATGCTGCTTGGAGACAGACCCAATCTCATAGCCGCAGCACCGTGACTCATGCCGTTAGACTTGCGCCATTGTTTAAACTGTTCTGCCGTGAGTGACGACGGTTTCATTTCTTTACCACGAAACTTGAAGGCATCCAACTTGGCTGCATGGTTTCAATCTTCTGGTCTGAAAGAAATTCGTGAATAGCCTGAGTCTCGCCAGGGGCCACTTCATTATTATATTGATCAAACACGATTATACCTCCAACATTCAGCCTCGACCATAAGTGATGTAGGGCGGCTGCTGTCACATTATAAGTGCCGCTATCCAAAAATATTAACTTGAACCTCAAGTGAGGATGTTCATCAAAAAACTTACCCAACTCTTTGCATACATCCAGCTTGTGAAGCTTAACCGTACTATCCAACCCCTGAATCCTGACCAACTCACGAACCTTCTCCTCATCTGCTGTGTTCCCTCCCCCGACCTGTAGCGGGCTATCTGTGTTTGGGTCTGTGCCTTGAAACCAATCGAAACCGTGAACCATCGTCAAACTCTCCGGCTCAAACATCTGAATGAGTTTGCCGAACAATATCGACGAGGCACCTTTATATACCCCGACTTCCGCTATATGACCGGAGATACCTAAAGTTTTCTTATAAAGTTCGTAGAGTGTGAGATTTCTAAGCAACGTCTGATTGCCAACGAACGCCGGGAAATAATGCAACAAATCCGTTTGCTCTGCCGCGAGATTCATTATCTGCGGAAGATTCTCGTAATACTTTGCCTTACGTTCAGCAAACTTTACCGTCTCTAGCGTTCCGTCTTTGTGCGATTTCATGGAATCCTCTGCGTTTTTTCAATGAAGTTTGGAAGTTGATTCTCCCAAAAATCTTTCACACCCCACATATATTCCAGCCAATAATCCTTACACTCTTTCACAACCTCGCCGTCATCCCAAATGACGTTACCCATCATGCAAGTAGGGTCGATGGTATTAAAGAAAGGAGTGCGTACCAATACGACAGGACAGCCACACAATGCCGCCTCAGTCATGGCGCTAGTAACCTCGTATATATAGCACACTTCGCTTTCATTCAGAATATATGCCAAATCTTCGAGAGAACCTTCGAGCCGCTTTGCGTTGTTGGTTATAGGCAAAAGTTTATTTCCACAAATCTTGTCATACTTATGCGAATAGAAACACGCGCCCTTGCGTTTCAATCCCTTGTCATAGAATATAGTAGTGTCGCTCACTGGAATGCGGAGAACGTCTTCTGCAATCGAAGGTAACGCCCCCCATACTTGGTCTGTTTCTGGAAATACCTTATCCCCGCCGTACTTGCCGCGTTCAGCCATAAGGTAGCGCACGACACGCTTTGCTTGTAAATCATTGCCCTTAACGATGTCTGGATAGATAACGATAGGGTCTATGTATTGCCCATAGGCCGTTGCTACTGGCGTATTGAGATTGTGATTAACGAAGAACGGATCTCCGATTGCAGCGAGAGACGCTACCTGGCCGACTTGGTTGAGGGCGTGGCATAATAAATGGAGACTGCGCACACCCGAACTCCGATACTCATACGAAGGCGTTGCAATATAATAAGGTTTTGTAGTCTTGGGAAATAGCATCATCCTTGATTCCCTTTATACATACGCTTTTCTTTTGGAACGTACCATTCTGTTAAAGATTGAGGAATACGCGAGTCGTAGCCAAGCACTTGCTTTAGATACGGCGAATACGAATCTCCTAAACCGTAGCCAACTGCCCTTGGATAATCAAACTGCGGCTTGTAAAAAGGCCGACTAAACATCGGTGTCAAACTTCTACGAGCCTTGTCTGTCGTGTTCTCACCAGCCTTATGCCACATGTTTGAATTAAAGAACACAACCGTTCCGGCTTTGCCGGTTATCTGAAACGCAGACTTGGAGAACTCGATTTCCGAAGGGGCATCTATCCACTCATGCCCACGGTGCATTAGGTACGTAGCGCCGTTTGCCATTGTGAAGTCATCAAGCATGACGATTGTATTCAGCATCAACGGCAACGCGCCTGAGAAACTGCGAATGTCACGATGGATGTTCGCCGCATATGACATCCCTTTGCGTAGGAGGTTTCCTCCAAAGGCGTTGAGAATATATTTCCCTTGGAAATAATCTTCCGTGTAATCGTTAAGACTCTCAAACCAAGCGAGGTAATCCAAGAATGAATCGTCTTGTCCTATTAAATGGTGTACCGTGCCTTCTGTGTGAGGAAGGTTAGCTCTCGTCTGCAACTCCCTGCAATTAACGTAAGACTTCTCAATACCAATCCGCATCCGTTCGATCAGATCCGTCGGAACGATTTCTGGAAACGAGTACCAGCCTTGCCTGGTCATGGACTTTGCGAAATCTTCTACTCCCATGTGGCGACACCTATTCCGCTTTGTCCAAAATCATTGCCGTTATAGAACATAACTAAACGCTCATCGACTTCAATAACGTACGGGTAGCATTGCATTTCAGAATCAAACTCTCCTAAAGCGCCAAGTTGAATATCGTCGTCACTCAATCTGGCAAAGTTTTTTCCATTATCGGAGCCAGCATAACCAATTCGGTAAGACCCCTCACCACCACGGTAATTCTTGCTACCGCGATAACAATATCTCATGCTGTATTGACCGTTG